TTCTTTTTCAAATCATTCACAAAAGTATTTGTTCCTTCGTAATTTGCAATTGGTAAAGTTTCTTTTGGTAGGTCTTTTGTATATGGTTTGTCATAACCACTGTAAACAAAATTTATACCTGATATATTTGTAATACATCTATGTCCACCAGAGTTTGCTTTGAGAAAATCATAAGCGTTTACTGAATTTGTGAAGGGGTCATAGGATGGAGTGTTTCCATACATCGCCATAAAATCTTTTTGTGTAAATCCAACTGATTCCTCGGTTGCTTCTCTCTCTGCGATTTTTTTAATTATTCTATATGTTAATATTTCTTTTTCTAATTCAGGTTTGAATATCTCTAATACCTTATCTTTTATTTTACCTAAATCAATACCTTTAAGGGCTCTACCTTCTTTGAATGGATTGCAAGAAACTTGGACCATACCTACCGGTGCTCCTATACCTGTAATTAAAAAATCAGCGTCTGGATTTAATTCAAAAGGAACATATCTATCGTAAGACCCTTTTTTCATTTTACCCAAACCATATTGCATCAATATATTCCCTTCTCTTTTTACGTTTTCGGCTCTTTGACCCAAATAAACTTCTTGGTTTTTTTCCATAGTTTCAACATCAACAAATCCTTGTTCCTTAGCCATTTTTTTGATGTTATTGAAAATACTTATCAAACTAGGTTGTGATGTCATAACCAAGTTCTCCATAAATTTGGGGTAGTTCTTATATGACAATAATAACTTGTTGGTAACTAATCCGAACAATATTTTATTATCTCTTAAAGATTTATCTTTATCAAACTTATGAACAAAACTCATAACCATTTTTGGTGTGATTTTGTTTTCTGCGTATTTTGCCGAATCCACCATTGATATTATAGATATGTCATCATCACTGAATATCTGTCTTGGTGAAATTGTTTGAGATATTGTTTCAACATTTGATTTTGCCTCTTTGAAACTAGTTGAGGTGTGACCCTCAACACCTGATTGTGTATCGTGATGGTCAGTATGAATTTCGAACATGACTTTACCGTGGGCGAAATCTACAAGTACCGGCATAATAGTTCCTTCACCTTCAGGTTTTTTTACTGCCCATTCTTTCTCACCATATTGGATAATCTCACAATCAACCACCTCAAATCCTTGGTTTTCTAAGTAATTTTTCATGGCGATTGCTGTGGTTACACCATCTAAATCTTGGTGAAAATAAATCTTCGCCTTTTTATATCTTTCAAGTAATTTATTAATGTTTCTTATACCTGATTCGGTCAATAACTTATTTACTAATCTATCTACCTGTGTCTCCGACAAAATGATTGTATTCATATCAGATAAATATGATATAAAACAAAAAAACCAACTTAAAGTTGGTCTTCTTTTATTTCCTCAAGAGTTTTGAAATAATCAACTCTTGTTTGTGCGACTTGACAATAGTTTGGTGATAACTCAATTCCAATCCATCTTCGGTCAAGTATCTCTGCCGCAACCAAACTTGTGCCCGAACCTGCAAATGGGTCCAATACGATATCGTTTTTATAAGTCAATATTTTGATTGCTTTACTAGGGATATCTAGACTGAAAGTAGCTTTCGTGAGTGGTCTTGAATCGTTCAGATATTTCCACTGACCAAACACCAACTCCATAAATTCTTTCTTATCTTCCTCTTGATAAACTACCTTGTTTTTCAGGGTTCCGTCTTCGTGTTGTACTTGAGTGGTCACTCCATTCCATTGTGGTTCACCCTTTGATATTTTTTTTGGTTTGTTTTTATAAGCAATTATCAAACATTCTTTTGGGTTATATAAATACGGTTGGCTAGGACTCATCCAAGAACCCCATGCAGTGGTCTTACTTCGGTGGGGTGAATCTTCTTCTAAATCCACCAATCCAAACCAATTGTAACCTATTTCCTTCATAACGTTCCAAATCTCTGATACGATAAAAACTCTTCCTCCTCTTTCTTTCAAATTAATTTCAAATGGAACGTTCACACATATTCTCCCATCTTCTTTCAAAATTCTAAATACTTCTTTTAACCATTTTTTTGAAAAATCTAAATATTCATCGAGCGTAGTATTATCGTCATATATATCATAACTAATGTTTACTGAGTATGGTGGTGAAGTCACTACTAAATCTATTGAATTTTCAGGTAGATTTGACATAACTTCCACGCAATTTCCCGTTATAATCTGATTCAATATTTCTTCTATATTCTTTATATTTTTCATAATATTCTTTTTTCCTTGTTAGATAGATTTTTGAGTCATCATAAATATAATCCAAAAAATTAATTATTCCAAGTACGTTTACAATTTTGATTGTGTATTTGTCTTTGTTTTCGTGTATGATACCAATATTTGGTATTATACTCATAACATCAATCAAAAAATTTCTAAAATTGGGTGATGCGCAAACAATAGTAACAACTGACATTTTTGTTTTCTCACTGTAAAAAAAATTACCATCCCCATCATAATAACCTCTTATAAAATCTTTATAAAATTTCTTATCAATATTTGGAATATCAATTGTGAATGTTTTTCTTGGTGTGCATCCTTTATTTATTAGGTCTTCAATAATCTTATTACTATTTATTCTTATTAAACAATTTTTGGATATTGAGGGTGTGCCTTTTTTTGAAACTGTTTTGTTTTCATGGTACATTATTTTATGTTCTGATTCTATATCACTTCTAAACATTTCCAAATGTTGTTCATCCTTGATTGATAATTTTAACACTAATTGAGAACCTGTTTTAGTTTTTCTAACGCAACCATCCGCATATAAAAACCCCAACCAATAAGCCTTTTCTTCCGTATCTATAACTTCAAAAAAAGAATGATTAACATTATATCTACGATTAGTTAACTCTACATTATTTTTTTTCAAAATCCTGAGTATCGGTCTCAATGATACTCCAAAACTTTGAGCAACTTTTTTTAAGTTTTTCAGTTGGTTATATCTTTCAATAACTAAATTATCATCAATGTCAATTCTACTTCCCATACAAATAAATATCTGTTAGTGTGTAGAAAGACACAATAAATCAAAAAAACTATTTGTTTTCTAACTTATTTATTTTATGTTGTAGATACCACAAGGCTTTTTTCAAATCCTCCAATTCTTTTTCAGGACTTTTCTTTCCTGCTCTTGATATATATTTCAATGTGTTTCCCAAACAAAAATCCAAGGACCAGGCATCAATAACTTTTATTGCTTCATATTCATTATTTTTACCAAATTGGTAGTGGTCAGGGTGATTAACCATTTCTTTTTCCATATCAAGATTTGATTTTATAAAAATTTTGTTGGTCCTTATCTTTCTCAATTATACCCTCTTCAATATATTCTTTGAGGATTTCCAACGTCTGATATTCAGAGCAATTCAAAATACTTTCAGATATGAATGAGATATGTATTGGACTTCTTAATTTATTTAGAAGTAGTTTTTCTTTGTTTTTTGGAAGAGGAGTTGTCATTTGATTCAGTTTTTGGTGTCCGTGTTTGATTTTTCCATTCTGATTTTGATACATATTCCCAACCGTATTTGACTTTTGGTTCGGCTTCCTTGTCTTTAACTCGTTCAATTTTACCTGTGGTTTTGTTTCTTAATGTTTTCATATATTCCAGTCTTTGATTTGTTGCAAAATTTGTTTTTCGGTTTGTCCGTTTTGAAATAACTTATAAACCTGTGTTGAATACTTGTCAATAAAGATTATGGCGTCTGCTTTGAACAACTCTCGTAAGGTTTGTCCTTTTTCCAAACTACTTTTTATCTGTGAGATTGTCAGAAATCTTTTTATCATCAGGATATTTTATTGAGTTAATTAGTTCTCTTAATTTCTTTCCCAAAGTATAGTCATTTGGATTTTGATTGACAAGTTTTTCAATTAACTCGTATGTAATTTCTTCTTTCATACTTTATCGTATCTGATTGATAATGATTGATTTATATATGTTAAAATTCTTCTTTTGAATATTGGAAGTAATGTTTGTTCTAATGGGTATTCATCTCCTCCTGTTACTTCAAAAATCGGATATTTGTTATTCGCATCGGGTTTATTCCACTTGCTGAAATTATTAATTATTTCTGATAATGTCAAATCATCTTTTGGACCTGAATAAATTTTGTTGGAAAAATTCCTATAATCTGTGGAACCTTTTGTTTTTTTCAGTTTATATTCCCAAACATGCAAAGTTTTTTCTTTTTTGTTGTGATAATAAAAGTATCCTGATTTTTTTGATAATTCACTTTTATTTCTTCTTAACTGAACTGATATACTTTCATTTACCAAACCCCAAATAGATTTTGCAATATTAAAATAATCATAAATCTTTGGGGCAGTATATTTTAATATTTCTTGATACTGGTTTTCTTCGTCGGAATTTAATTGGGGTATTTGGTTATATTTCAAATCTGATACCAAAAGTTCATCGTCATAATATTCAAATTTCTTGTCAGTTGATAACATTTTATTTTCACCAATCATCGTTCTGACATTTGCAAAATGTAATGACAACTCAATAAAAGAGGGGTAAACTTCAAACTTGTCAAACCTTTCGTTCAACTTTTGAAAATAACTTAACAGGACATACTGCTTATGTTCCAAATCTATTGGGGCTTTGAATAACCAATCGGTTTCCAATAGAAACTCAAATCCTTTTTTTAATTTTCTTCCCGACATAATTTTTTCTTTTTATAAATTATAATAAAACGTTGGGATTTATTAAAGATTAATTCAATCTTAGAACTATATACTGTTCATCTCCTATATAAGTGGTTTCATAACTTCCGTCATATCCCGACATAATACCATAACCATCTGAATCAACAAATCCTTGGGCTAACGCTTCTTTATCAATCCAATCTTCAATATCCATTCCGAATTCATCTAATTTTGCTCGTGGGTCATATTTAACTTCATCAACATAATAATCTACTTTTGTTTCAATCATTTCTTCGGTTGGTTCTTTATCAGGTTCGATTTCATCTAGTTCGTTTTGCGCAGTTTCGATATTTGCCTCAATTTCCTTAATTTTTTCATCTAAATCATAATATTCATCACTATCTGAATCCTCCAAGTCTCTTTGCTCGTCTTCGGTGTCAGATTTGAGTTGTTCCATTTCTTCAATATATTCTTCTAATTGTTCCTTTCTTTCTTCTTGCTCAGTTGTGAGTTCATAATCATCTTCGTCGAAATAAGCATCGGGATTATTTCTTATATCCTCTTCATAAAAATCTCTGAAATAATCTAATAAACCTTCTTTATCCAAGTAATCCGTATAAAAACTTGCGTTAAATACCGTAACTCCGTTATCTCTTATATAATCCCTCGCATATTCCAAGGCAGCATCTTCGGCATCACTTTCTTTACCTGCAGCGTACTCATAACCTTTATTAGGTCCCCACTCTATGTCAAACCTATATAATTTACCCCAATAATTGTATCTTGATGGTACCAAATCATAGACATCATATAACTCTTCAATTTCCTCAATTCTTCCTTCTACTTGTGAAATTTCATCTTCTAATTCTTCTGTTTCGTTTCCTTGTTCTTGGTCGTAATATAAATTACCTAATCTTTCTTTGAGTTGTCTTAATTCCTCAACCTCCGCTTCAGTTCTAACATCATAACTTTCTTCTCCCATCACTTGGATGACCGCATGAGCGGCTAACCCTAAAGGGTCTCCTCCTTCAATACTCCAATCATCATCTTCTCGTCTTGACTGCGCTTCCGACATTAGACCGG